TTTACCCTCTTTTACTGCATTTTCGATAAGGTCAGTAGCTTTTTTTGCTTCCGCTGCCTTTTTCTCTTCTTGCATTGCTTCAACTAGCTCTAAAGCTTCTTTGTTTTCAACTATCAAAGCTTCGTTTTTTTCTTCCAACTCCTTAACCTTGTTAAGTGTGGATTGTACCGAAGCTAATACTGTTTCTTCGGTAGCGTTGTCTACTTTTAATAGACTGGCTATTTTATCCATTTTTGAACCTCTATTTATTAAACTATTGTAAACTGAAATAATTTCGTTTCTTTTCGCCTGAATCGGCTGGCTGGTTTTCACAATATTAGTTGCAAAACCTTCTTTAATTGATTCCTCAGCGTTTAACCAAGTTTCTTTACTCATCATAGCCGACAAAGTATTTTTTTCTTTGCCTGTTTTTTGCGTGTAAACTGTTAAAGCTGAATCTTTAAACTTTTGTAGAATCTCAATATCTTTTTGAGAATTACCCCCGTTAAACGGATCGTGAATCATTACAAGCGAATAATCCATTATAAAACGCTTTTCGCCTGCTAACATGATAATACTTGCCATGCTTGCCGCTAATCCGTCCACATAAGTATGTACTTTAGCCTTAGAATTAAGCAACGCGGTTAAGATTCCGAAACCCTCAACCATTGAACCGCCGCCCGAATTTATCCGCACGTTAACCGTATCAACAACCTCGGAAATTAGTTTTAATTCGTTTATGAAATCACTCGCACTAATTCCGAAACCGCCAATTTCATCATATAGATAAATGTCCGCCGTTGTTTCGGTCTGGTTTTTTATATAAGTGTAGTTACTCATTGTTGAAAATTTACGTAAACAAATGAGTATAATTTAATAGTTGTATTTAAGTTGTATAAATGTTATATTTGAATTATGAAAAACGCACATATAACAGGTTTACACTTCTATTTGTCTAAAGAAGATAAAAACAAATTCACGCAAATATGTAACCGTGAAGGGGTTGGTAAGTCTGAGGTTTTAAGGAAATTAGTGAAAGATATCGTTAAAAAGGGTGAGTTATAAAGTTGAATGTAAATTTTGATTTTAAACGGGTTTGAAAATGAGACTTAAAACAAGAACAGATATACAAGAATTAAAAGATATACTTGAGTCTATTGTAAAATTTGACGACACCGAAGAATTAGAGAAAAAAGGTAAATTTTTTGAAATAATACAAAAAGACGCAAGAAGCTTGGTTGAAAATTTGAATTTACATAGTGTTGTACAGCTAAGTGAACCATGCAAACACCCTAGAAATGAAATAGAGTATGTGGGTGAAGGATACCTAAGATGTAAACTATGTGGTGAAACGTTTAAATAGAATGGCGTACAATGCAAAAAAATAAAGACAGTATGGATATAAGAGATAAAATACAAAAAGTACTAATTGAATTTAGTGAAGGTGAGGTTTATATTAATAAAGCTACTGACGACATATTAGCTTTATTTAATGTTGTAGGGCAAAGCGAACAGTTACCGCCAAGATGTGTAATGGATATGCCAGCCAGTAAATATTGTAATTGCTCTAATGAATGCAAATGGTGTGAGAATATTAAGCGGTAATTTCCTACAACGTTGAGTGCATGAGGGCGTTTTAATGCACTCTAATGGTAAGTATAAAGCAAGTGCAATAGATAAAGAAACTATGACAGACGAACAATTTTGTAAAATAGAAAGTGCCTTAACTGGCGAACCAATAGATAAGGTTGAACAATTAGTAAGCAAAACGTTTACAGGTAGGGAGTTGAAAGAATACCTTGAAGACGCATTTGCTTTATACAATGTTGTAAAGCGTTTTAAAATAGATGCTGAATATAAATGTAGAATAACGGGTAAATGGATAGATATAGAATATGAGATAAACAAAGACAAAAAGATAGATGCGTTTAACTCATTTAAGGAAGAATATCCTAATAGTAGAAATATTGAGATATACGAGATATAATGCTTTACAAAGAGCATCTAAACCCCGTTTTAATGGGGTTTAAGTGCCTGTTATCTGTTAAAGCCTTAACATATAAAACATTGTATAATATGGAGGTTCAATATTTTGGGAGCTTGAAAGACTTTTATCTGAATAGTATTGTGTGTTGTTAGTAAAGTTCTTGCTTACATCTGTAGCACCTGATCCACTCGTGCCACTGTTAGTGAAAATCTGTTGTACTGTACCCCCTTCGTCAAAAGCTGAGGCATACCCAGAATCACCACCCGTTGCAATGGTTTTATGATTATGTTCAAGATTTAAAGAGGACTGTCCACCCGTTGCTTTAGGAGTTGAGTTTGTACCCCTAACAAATTTACCCGTTAAGTCTGGGGTTCCGTTTTGACCGTTGCAAACCGCAAAACCTGACCACCATCCAGTACCTAACCCCGTACCGTCCGAAATAGCTAAATTATAACCGAATAGTTTCGAATTAGCTTCATGTAGCAAAATCATTGAACCTGTTGGTGTATTTTGCCTAAACTGTACTTGATTTAGATATTGGTAAGGCGTAGCGTTTAATACTATGCTTTCATCGCTTCCCGTTGCTGGAGTCGCCGAATAAACGGCCTTTCTCGTTGTTGTGAAATCTGAAACCGTTGCACCAGACAAAGCTGTACGCGGTTCGTTTGTAGGAGTACCCTCAATTAAATAGCCGTAAGGTGAATTATTTATTGCATCAAATTCCATGATTACGCCATTTAAAAAACAATATCCCCCACTCATTGTTATGTTTGGCGTTATTTGACTTATAACACCGCCCGAAATAATACAAGGCTCTCGAAGTCCTGCTACTATACTTTCCGCTGCTTTTAATGGTTGATCTTGTGCCGTGTTCCAATCTTCATTTTGAAACGGCATACCACCATTATCAAAAGGTTCTTTAAATCTTTTCATTTAATAACTTATTACATCTGAGTTTACCCCTACTAATTTAATTTGCTCGTTTAGTTCTTTAATCTTATTTAGTTTATCATCGTCTGAAAAAACGGCGCTAGGCACGTTTATAATGTAATCATATTCTGGTTGTAATTCCCGTTCGTTAAAGAAATAAACGGGCGTATAATTTGGTTCACCTTCATTGAAAAAATAAACAGGTACTTTCCCTTCGTTTGTATTATAAAAAACCTCTGCTGTTTTTGTTTCGACAAAGTTCTCTATCCAAATAAACGGAGGTTCAGTAATTCCTAATTCTTCGTTTAATATCTTTTCAAAAGCTAAATCTTGACTATTATAGTTAGTCAATTTCAGCGTTTTTTCTCTGTAAGGTGTAAAAACACTATCCCAAAAAGTCTGCAAAGGCTTATGAAGTGACCACAACCAAGCTTTTCGAGTGTCGCCACGCATTGAAGGTGGTAAAAGTCTTTCTACTAATAATTTTACATTTATAAAAAACAAATTCATTATGAAATGGTATAGGTTAATGAATCATTTAATGTATATGTTGGCGTTTGCTCTGGTATAATATACCCCGCTGCCGTTGGGTAAATCCTACCGTTTACGGGTGTTTGTCCTTCTATATTCCTATAAACTACCTCTATATTAGAGCCTGTTATCGGTTCATTATTAGTACGGCCTATAATTTCTTTTATCACTATATCATTTACCCCTTCGACGTCTAAAATAACGCGTTCTAATTGCTGCCTATTTACAACCCCGTCGAAATCTAAGTTTTTAAAATAATCTGTTATAGCCGTTTCAATATTAGTTTTCACACTACTTAAAACATACTGCCCATCATAATAAATTTTAGCTTTTAAATAAAGTTGATCGGGTGACAAAGTACCATTTGTCAAAGGGTCACGAATCAATACAACCTGAGTTCCAGCAAACTGAACTAATTTTAAATAACTCTTTAAGGCTTCCGCTTCTGCCTCTATTAATGGAGATAAAACACCGCTTACCTCTTTAGCCACTTTTACAAATACCTGCCTGTTTGGTTGTTGCTGGATTGCTGCTGCTTTTACTATCCTTAAACTTTCGTTTACTATTGGGTATTCCACACTAAAAGTATCTGTAACCGTTGGAACTTGTGGGTTGCTTGCATCATATTGAAATTTCAATACTTTATCCTGTAACCAGCGAGCATTACCAACACGCGACTGCAATATTTTAGTGTCTACGTCTGCACTAAAAACATCGAAAAGCTGCTCAAACGCGTTTAAAATAGCCGCAAAAATACTCGTCCACGTGTACCAGTCAGCCGTTTGGCTTGGTGTTACCGCGTTTAAATCGTCTAATTCCGAATAAGTTTGTATTTCGTCAATTATCTCAGTTCTTATTTCCTCAAATTCTCTAGCCATTTAAAATTCCTGTTCTAATGGTGTAATTATCAATTATCAATTCTTTTACTAATTCTAGTGATACCGTTCCTGCTGGTATCTCTATCTTATCTTTGCAACCGCTGTAATCTTTTAAGTATACCGTATAAGTTTGATTATACATATAGTAACTATCATGGTTATTATCTGTTAACTCGCTTACCCTTGAAGTATTCGAAAACGCACCGTTTACGCTGTAACCCGTCAAGCCGTTAACCGCTTTAAATACTTCGCTTTTAAGATCAAAAACATCTAAATCCATAGAATCTTCGTTGTATTGGTTATCTATATAAAACTCAGTAACTATTTTTAAAGTAAAGTTTAATGTACCTTCTTGTATCCCATACGATAAATTTTCCCACTCTATTTCGTCAAATGAAACAAAAACGGCAGTAAATGGAAACGGGTTTTCTGTTTGCGCTTCAAGGCTTAATAGTTGCTCGTTAAATACCTTAACGTGGTCAATATCTTGCACGTTTTCGGTTATCCTATCTCGTAACGATATGTAAAAATCTTTTAAGATCATACTTTTACCCTGCTATTTACGTTATTTTTTTTGATTTTACTATTTAAAATAGTTGAAATCGTTTTTAAATGCTTGTTTACTAATGTTTTTGACTCCCCCATGAATTGGCGTTCAGGGAGTATTATTTTACTTCCTATTTCTTTGCTTGCCATTCTCCACCAAAATTCTGCGTCATCTTCTCTGATAGCTTTTGAAGCCCTGTATTTAAAGTATTTTATTTGTTTAGCCGTAACTATTGTTTCAGATCCTTCGTTGTGGTATCCTGAGTATTCGGCGTTATTAAATACAAAAGCCTTATTGTTTTGAACCTTAAAGCGAAAAGAACGCCTCATTAACCCCGTTTTAGTTAGCGTGCCTCTGAATTTATTCCCTGTGGTATAAACTCGTTTTTTCCAGCGTCTACGCTGCCCCCGTTCATTCGTAAAAGCTTCATCTTTAAACGATTTTAAAAAGTGCCTTATTGAATCCTTAGACATTTCTGTTAAAGAATCCTTAGAAGTATCTTTTAAATCCTTATAAAGAAGATTCATTTTGCCCGATATGGTCAAAGAACTAGGCAAATAAATCTAATTGTTTTGTTTTTGCAATCGCTTCTTTTCCGCATCTATCAGGGTCTAAACAGTAACCCAAACCAAACCAATCACAAGTTAAGCACTGGGATCGGGAGGCCAAAGTTTCGATCTTTTCTTCTTTTTTCTTCATCACTTACATTAAAATATGGGTGTTTAGAACCAAATACTATTTTGTCCAGCCACGCGTTAAATCTAAAATATTCAGGAACTAAATCGTTTAATTCGCTTTCGTTTTCTTTGGTTATTACATTTCTCGTATCTCTACCGCTAACCTGGACCACAAAACACCTACAATTCCAATCTATAGGCGGGTAATAAGCCGCCCAGAATGAATCGTCTACGGGTCTAATCGTATTATTTAAAATACGATGTGAACCTCTTACTTTTTCATCCTCCTGAGTCTTATATTTTAGGTTAGG